GACGGCAATGTGATGACTCTCCTCTCGAGCGGAAACATCGTTGCCCGGCTTGATGTTAACAACGACGCCGCAGGTCATCGGTTCATCGTGCAGGATTACACAGGGGCGTCACAGTTCTTTGTTAGTGAAGACGGTAACACAGAGCTTACCGGCAGCTTCACAGCAACAGGATCAATCAAAGCGCTTTCTGGGTTTAGCGGATCACTGACAAAGCTGGCTGACGGGACAGATTATCTCATCGCTGGCTCAAATATCACTCTGGGTCTCTGTCTCATGTCTTTCTCTCATTAACAACTCTACTGATGCTTCAAAAATTGAACAAAGCCACCGTGGCTGTTCGCAGCGGCTGCCTCAGCTCGCTCTTTAGTGGTCTCAGTCATCTCAAGCTCTGTCTTGTTAAGAGTAAAAATAAGAGTAAAAATATTCTACTGCTACAGTTCTAAAAGATTGATGGAACCAATGTTTCAGCCCTTGAAGAGTAAATCTGGATTTGGAGACTCTTCTGTTGATAGTGCTAAAGCTTCTAAACTAAGCTCTTTCCGCTGGTTATAGTTTTGTGTGTTTAACAGCCCATTTCAAACTCAGAGAGTAATCCCTGCGTCCACAAAACTTATCTTTGTCCAGGATTTTTTCCTTTCCGACTTGGTTGGAGGGGCTGAGCTATCCATGGATGCTCTTCACAGAAGCTCTCCAATTCAGTTTCTTGCGATCAGAAGCAGCGATCTGACCCAGAGCATCATAAATGAGGGCCGGCATGCTCATTGGGTTTTTGGAAATTTTGCGGCCCTGAATCCAGAGCTCATCATAGCATTTCAGAGGGAGAGAATCAGCTACTCTATCTTTGAGCATGACTATAAGTTCTGTCGATGGAGATCGGTCGAGAGACATTTCCACGAAGGTGGCGAGATCTGCCGCTGTGAGCTTGAGCCGTGGGGTAAGCTCATCGAGAGCTTCTTCATGAACGCGAAGCAGGTCTGGTTCTGCTCACAGCGTCATATGCAGAGGTATTTCGATAGATTTCCGAGTCTAGCTTCAGCTAACTGCTCCGTTCTATCTGCGGTATTTGGAGAGGAATTCTTTCACAAGATTGTTCCTCTCGTTCAGTCATTGTCTTCGCGAAAGAAGTCAGGTTGGTTGACCCTTGACTCCGGCTCTTGGATCAAGGGAACTGACGATGCAAAGCGGTGGCTTGAAGAGAACGGCAAGAGCTACTCTCTGATCAAGGGTATGACGCCAGATCAAGTTCTTGAGGCGATGGCTGGAGCCGAGGGATTTATCTGTCTTCCTCGCGGAGCTGACGTCTCAAACAGGATGGTCACTGAAGCGAAGCTGCTCGGATGTCATGTCGTGACCAACGAGCACGTTCAGCATGTCGGCGAAGAGTGGCTTGAGCATCCAGACGTGAACTTCACACTGCAGTGGCTCTATAATCGAAGAGAAGTCTTTTGGAAAAGAACTCTGGAGTTAATTTGATCTCAAGCTTTAAGATTGTTGTTCCGGTTCGCAACGCAAGAAATTGGATTTCAAAATGCATTCTTTCGATTGCTGAGCAGCAGTATCAGGGACCATGGAGTTGTATTATCATTGATGATGGGTCCGATGATGGAACACAGGAGAAGATTGAAGCTACTCTTGGGTCTCTGTCGCCAGGAGTTATGTCACACTTCTCTGTCAAGTTAAACTCGACCAGAAAGGGAGCTCTTGAGAATTTCGTAGATGGATTCAAGCTTCTAGGATCCGAGGATGAACCCGAATCCGTCCTGATTCAGATCGATGGAGATGACTGGCTCTACGGCCCAATGGTCTTTCAGATCATTCATCAGGCTTACGAGCAGACAGGGTGCTGGATGACCTGGGGAAGCTACGCTGAATGGCCTACCGGGGCTCCGGGCATGGCGCAACCGATGCCAGTCGAATGGCATTGGTCTCGTGATTATCGATCTAGACCCTGGGTGATGAGTCATCTAAGAACTTTTAAGTCTCACTTGTGGCACTCTGTAAAAGATGATGATTTGCGTGATTCTGAGGGCAAGTATTATGACGTAACGTGGGATCTAGCTCACATGTTTCCGATGATAGAGATGTCAGGAACTAGAAGCTTGTTCATCCCATACATTCTGTACTGCTACAACAGGAACAACCCATTGTCTGATGACAAGATCTATCGAGAGCGTCAACTCAGGTTTGAATCTGAAATTCGTTCTCGGCCGCCTTATAAGCTTAAGAGCGATCGATGATAGATTTTCTTGTTTTCTCTAGGAATAGACCTCTGCAGCTTCACGCTCTTATTTCTTCAATGAAGAAGTACGCGAGCGGTGAGTACACAGTGAGCGTTCTACACAGGTACGATGATGATTTTGTCAGATCTCTAAAACAGATCATGCTCGAGTTTCCTGATGTATCTTTCATTGAGCAGACAAACTTTAGAGAAAACGTGCTTCAATGGATTGAAAAAAGCGAAGATCATTGTTCTTTCTTGGTAGATGATATTGTATTCAAAGATCATGTAGACCTTAACGTCGTTAGCAGCGTCATGTCGAACAATCCGATCCTTTGTTTTTCTCTTCGTCTTGGTTTACACCTAACAAGGTGCTACACTCTAGACAAAGATCAACCAGTTCCTGACGGCTCAGTTCATTCGAACATGTTCGTGTGGAACTGGAAAAATTCAAAGTTTGACTGGAACTATCCATTCTCCGTTGACGGTCATATCTTCAGGTCTGCCGAGATGAAGTTGTGGACGTCTATGATCAACTACAACAATCCGAATCAGTTTGAGGACACTCTACAACTTATTTCTAGATCGATGAAAATTTATGATAATTGCGCTTGCTTCGTTAGATCAAAGATCTTTAATATTCCAATGAACAGAGTTCAAGATGAATATCTGAACAGGCACGGTGACGTTGACTCTAAGCAGATGCTGAAAATCTGGGAAAGCGGTAAGAGAATAGATTACATAAAATTTTTCAATACGTCAAACGATGGAGCGCACTCCATTGTTGACTTAGCGCTAAAATAGGAGCTTACATGCTAGTTGACATAAATCAGATCATCTCTCACTTCAAAATTGAGAAAAGAGGAATACTTCATATCGGAGCTCACTACGGTCAGGAAGTCAGCTCATACAAGAGCTTAGGGTTTAATAACATCGTTGCTTTTGAAGCTTCAAAGAAAAACTTTGAAATTCTAAGGGACAGAGTAAAAGGCTCTGATACAATTCTTGTCAACAAAGCTTTAGGCCCAAAGAAAGGAACTTGCACTCTGCACGTAGAGTCAAAAAATGAAGGGATGTCGAACAGTCTGCTCGAGCCGAAGCTTCACCTTCAGCAATATCCTCACATAGAATTTAAAGATGTCGAAGAAGTTGAGATGGTGACGCTTGACTCGTGGGTCGAGAGCAATGCAAATTTTTCGAGCTTCAATTTCATCTGCATGGACGTCCAGGGATACGAATTTGAAGTATTACTGGGTTCCACGGAAACTCTTAAGAGCATCGATTGTCTAGTTTGCGAAGTCAATAGAGCTGAGCTTTACAAAAACGGTGCGTTTATAACTGAAGTAGATTTGTTCTTGAGAACTTTCGGTTTACGACGCGTTGTCACAAACTGGGAAGGGCAGACGTGGGGAGACGCTTGTTACGTTAGAGACACGTATTTTGCAAAATCAAACACGACAATGCCGAAGATCGGATTGGTCGACATAAATTTTGCTCATAGTCAACCTGAATTAGGCTTCGATTCTGCATGTTTGTTGCCAACAGCGAGATTTGATTGGGAAAGAAACATTAGAAGCATTCTCCTTGATCAAGACACTAAGCTGGTAACTTTTACAGACCAGATGATCGAAAATGTTGATATCATCAATGGAAAGGCTAAAGTAGCATGGATAATAGAGCCTGAGGAAATTAATCCGAATATTCGTCAGCGTGTGTTGCAGGTATCCAATAAATTTGATGCCATCTTGACTCACGATAAGAAGCTCATTTCTATGATTCCCAATGGAAGATATTGTTCGGTGGCAAGCTCGTGGATTCATCCTACCGAATGGTTTGTGAATGATAAAAGCAAGAGCGTCTCGATAATAGCCAGCAAAAAGAATCAAACGTCGGGTCATGTACTAAGACATCAGGCCGCTAGCCTCATTGATGAAAGTCATCGATACGGTGGAGCTTACAGGCCCATAAGCAATAAAATTGAAGCACTACGAGATTACAAGTTTTCAATTGCTATCGAAAATTGCAGACAAGACGGGTTCTTTACTGAAAAAATCATAGATCCGATGATAGTAGGAACCGTTCCAATCTACTGGGGTTGTTCAGATATCGGAGAGTACTTTGATATTCGTGGAATACTAACTTTCGATAACATCGATGAACTCTCTAAGATTTTATCGATGGATATTGAGTCGTGGTATAATAGCAGAAAAGAGTACATCGAGTCTAACTCAAAGCTAGCAAGACGATTTTCGTCATGCGACGAGCTTTTCCTTGCATCTATTGTCGGAGTTTCATAATGTTAAGTTTGGTCACAGGAACATTAAATAGACGCAGTTTGCTACCAGGTTTATTGGAAAATACAATCTTCGCAAACGAAAATTTGGAACTAGTGCTAGTTGATGGTGGATCGCAAGATGGAACTTTGGAGTTCTTGAAGAGCGTAAATCATCCTAGATTAAAGTTAGTTGAGGTTGGTAAGAGAACGTCATGCCCTCATTTTGTTAATCTTGGAATCAGGTCAGCAAGCCATGAATACATCTGCCAGTGGAACGATGACGTCCTTCTTGTCAATGATTGGAACGAAGTTCTGGAAGAGATCAAAAATCCAAATTTTGATTCATGGATTTTTTCCTGGCAATATCTGCCCATCAATGAAATGAAAAACAAACAGCTCCAAGACTCGATGACTTGGAACTTGTGCAATACGAAAGACTCTGATCTGAACGGAGAGATAGTTCTCAATTACGGAATCTTTAAGAAAGATCTCTTTAGAAAATTTGGAATGTTCGACAGCAACTTTCATTTCTACTACTCTGATGGAGAGCTTACTCATCGATACTATGAACTAGGAGTAAAGTTCAAGAACTGTCATAACATCCGCGTTGCTTCGATTTCAGGAGTTCCAAAATCTTCTCCTCATCCCCCACAATCTCAATGGGACTATTATGTCCTTTGCAGGCAGCACCACATCAAGAAGCAATTCCAGTCTCATCTCGAGTTTCTCACATGAAAGTAATAAGCTACAGCCTCTACGGAAATGATCCGATGTATTGCGCAGGAGCAATAAAAAACGCAGAACTAGTCAAAGAGAAGTATCCTGGGTGGAAATGCTTAGTCTGGTTCAACGATACGGTTCCTAAAGATGTCATAGAAAAGTTATCAAAGTTTGACAACGTGATGTTGGTAGACATGTCTAACTCTCATATTCCAGGTATGTACTGGAGATTCATGTGTCTCGATATAGCCGAAATAGAAGTGTTTTGTGTGAGAGACGCAGATTCAAGGATCACTGACCGTGAAGTGAAAGCTGTGGATGACTGGTTGAGTAAAAACAAAACTTTGCATTTGATGAGAGATCACCCCCACCACAATTATCCAGTGATGGGAGGGATGTGGGGCTTTAGAAACGATCGATCAAATTGGAAGATAGCCCAGCGTCTCGAGTATTGGCTTCAAAATTATCGAAAGTCTTTCACGAAGATGGATGATATGGACTTCATTTCCCACATATACGTCGATTATCAAGAAGATTGTGTTGTTCACGATGATTGGAAAAGATGCAAAAACTCCATATCATTTCCGACCGAAAGATCCGATAAGACGTTTGTCGGTCAGACATTTTTCGCTGATGAAAGCACAACAGATCACTGGAGGCTTCTGTGAAAACTAGCTTAGTGATACCTTGCACTCCTGAGCACTTCATTAACATATCAATGATCTTGTTCCATTACGCCAGCGGAACTAAGATTCCAGACGAAGTTGTTGTCTCTTTGTCTAATTCAAACTTCTTAAATTCTGGAATGTTGGATTTAGTAGAAAGAACTTTCAACGAAAAATTTGCATCTTTCAAGATTCTTAAGCACGACAGAAAGCTATCACACGGTCCGAATAGGCAAGCTGGATCAGATGGGTCAACAGGAGATTTACTGATTTACGCTGATGCTGATGACGTTCCTCATCTCAAGCGTGTTGAAACAATACATCACTTTTTTTCAAGCTTTGATATCGTTCATCTAAATCACTGGTGGTGTAGGGAAGATTTCAAGTTTAAAGATTTTTCTCTTGATGATGTCACCTATATCGACTCTCAAAAATTGAATGAAACTTATTTCTTTCACAATGATCTAAATAGAGTTCGAGTAGAGACTCCCGGCGGCTACGGTAGCATGTTCGGAAGAGTACACGGAGGAAATCTCGCAATCAAACGTGATGTTTTAGAAAAAGTTCGTTGGAAAGATTGGAATGAGCTTCAATTCGGACCAGCGGAAGATTGGGAATTTTGCGTTGAGACCTTGTTTCACTTTAAGAAGTCTATGATTCTGAATGCAGATTTAATAAAATACGTCTCTGATAGCGCTAGAAACTTCCCAGCTGAGGTTCACATTCCTAGAACTCTATCAGCTTCTATGTAGAAAGCGCACGAAATTGTAAAATTACGAAGTTCATGCTAGATTTTATTAGGTAATTTAATGAACAAAAAAACAAGAAAGCTAAGAGCAAAGATACTAAAAACTTCGCACATCGCAAAAGCTGGGCACGTAGCAAGTGCATTCTCAATACTCGAGATACTGCATACGTTGTATAACGAAATGTCGATAGATGATGAGTTTATCCTTAGCAAAGGACATGGAAGTTTGGGTCTTTACGCAGTTCTTTGGGATATGGGATTCATCACAGAAGAGCAGCTAGACTCATTCGGAAAATACGACTCAATTCTAGGTGGGCATCCAGATAGGAACAAAGTTCCTAAAGTAGCAGCTTCCACAGGCTCTCTTGGGCATGGACTTCCAATAGCTGTCGGACTAGCATTTTCTAAGACTCTGCAAAAGAAAAGCGGTGCAGTATATTGCCTAGTGGGAGACGGAGAATGCAATGAAGGATCCGTCTGGGAATCAGCAATACTGGCCAAGCATTTGAATCTAACAAACTTGGTTTGTATTGTTGACAATAACAGTTCACAGATTAGATCTGTTCCCACGTCAGACATACATCAAAAATTCGAGAGCTTCGGATTTAACGTTGTCAACGTAGAAGATGGTCATGACATCGAACAGCTGAGGCAAGCTCTTAAACTTGATTCTGCAGTAGCGTCTCCGACTTGCATCATTTGCAACACGGTGAAAGGCTATGGGGTCGGGTCAATCTCCAGTGATATGTTCGCGTGGCATCATAGACCACCAACCTCTGATGAGTTGTCAGCCTTTCTAAAGGAGCTTGAGTCATGAGACAGCAGTTTGCAAAATCTTCTTTGGACATAGCTGGGAAAGATTCTCAAATGATGATGTTGATTGGAGACATTAGTCACCATCTACTTCGAGATTTTGAGAGCAGATTCCCGAATAAGTTCACGAACGCAGGAATCTGCGAGCAAGCTCTAGTCGGCATGGCATCCGGCATGGCAATAGGCGGTATGAGACCTATCGTTCATACGATAGCTCCGTTTTGCGTTGAAAGAGCGTTCGAGCAGATCAAAGTTGATCTTTGCTATCAAAATGTTGACGTAACGATTATTTCTGTCGGTAGCTCTTTTGATTATGCTTCTCTAGGATGCACTCATCATTGCTATGAAGATGTTGCTATCTTACGATCTCTTCCACGGATGCAGGTGTTCGTACCTGGAAGCTCTAAAGAATTTGATCACATGCTGAAGTCAACATGGGGAAACGGATCACCGAAGTATTTCAAGCTGTCCACTAGAGAGCATAATATCGATACGATATGCGAGCCTTTTAAGGTGTCTGTTGTCAAATCGAGCGCAAACAGCAAGGGTACGGTAATCGTTAATGGTCATCTTCTACAGGACGTTTGCGATGTTGAAAACGTCGATGTGATCTACACATCAACTTTGTCATCGTTGGACGATGAATCGAAGTTGATATTAAGGGAATCGGTGGCGCGGACAGGTCGAATCGTTACTATCGAAGAAAATTCTGTCGTAGGCGGATTGGCAGACCTAGTGAGCGATTCTATCTTTGATAACTCAAATATCAATCTCAAGTCTTTCCAAAGAATCGGAATCCCTCGTCAGTTTTTGACAAATTATGGAACGGCTGATGAGCATAGGAAGTCTTTGGGTTTAACACGTGATGCGTTAGTATCCAAAATAAGAAAGGCTTGTGGAGAATAGAAGTTGACAGCATACAATAGAGATGTTATCCTCTCTGATTGCTCGAACCTAACGCTAAAATTAGGTAGCAAAAAATTGGATCGTTTTTTAGGAAAGTCCGTCCTAATCTTAGGAGCGAACGGATTGGTGGGTGGATTTTTAGCAGATTTTTTTGCTCAACTCAATGATCGTCTTGATTTAAATGTCAAGATATCTTTGTCGTCCTTAAGTGAGCCAAGTGAGGCTGAGCGCTTAAAGTCTGTAATCGGCAGGGACGACGTTAGATATTTCTCATGGGATCTATCGAAGCCAGTGCCAGCAGAGTTTCTAAGTACCTATGACTACGTTTTCTTTTGCGCAGGATACGGTCAGCCTAAAAAGTTCATCAAGAACAAGATGGGAACCATATTTCTAAACACTGTCGGTTTAGACTCTCTTCTTGAGCATTGCGCTAACCAAAACGTAGATTGCAATTTCCTCTATCTAAGCAGCAGCGAGATTTACGGAAATCCTGACGGAGATAACGTACCAACTTCTGAAAAATACAATGGTAACTACTCTGTTGAGAGCAATCGAGCCTGCTACATCTCAGCGAAGAGACTGGGAGAAGTGATTTGCCTTGAACGAGGCAGAAGTCATTCGAATTTAAAGACTAGGATAGCTAGACTTGCACTCGCTTACGGTCCCGGAGTTTTAAGCAGCGATGACAGAGTGATGCAAGAATTTGTTTTTCGAGCTATGAAAGAATCAAAGATTCAACTGCTTGATTCTGGAGATGCTCAAAGAAATTACATCTACATTGCCGACTGCGCGGAAATGTTAATAAACATTATCCTTGACGGTCGTAGTGATGTGTACAACGTAGGAAGCGCAGGAGACCAAGTCTCAATTCTGCAACTTGCTCAGAAAGTCGCCTCTATGTATGAAGCCAGCGTCAGTTGCGGTGAAAAGAAGTCTGAAGCTGTGATAGCTGCTCCGAACTGCGTAGCGCTTGATGTTGCAAAGTACGATGAAGAGTTCGGCTCAATAGAAAATCCAATTCGACTGGACGGAGGTCTTGCTAATCTCAGAAAGTGGTTGGAAACTTAATGCCTAAGATAACATCGGAAGATTTTTCACGAGTAATAGGCGAAGATTTATCTGAGATAGCACAGCAGTTCGTAGAAAATTCCAATCTTGAATTTGAAGAAATATCAGAGGAAGAAAGCAAAAAGATCATCAAGGCAATCTACGATGAGCTTGACAGGCGTCTACCAGTTTCGGGTGAAAGTAGAAAGGGAGACTGGGAGAATGGATGGTCAGAAAATGAGGAAAATTTCTCTCTGAAAAAAGACGTGCTAGCTCTAATTCCAAGATACTTTGGAAAATTTCAGATTGTTCGATGGGACAAGAAGCTGGTAAGAGCAGTTAGCGATAATTTTGAATACAAGATGTTGGAAGCTATTGAGCTGCATGAGTTCCAGAAATATCTCTCAAAGTTTCAAAAGATTGTAGAGCTTGGATGTGGAACTGGCCATAACTTACTTAGAGCTCGAAAAGTTAATGACAAAGCAGAGCTAATCGGTCTTGATTGGACAACAACATCCCAATCCATTCTTTCAAAATTAAATGAGAGCGGAACACTTGCTTGTCGTGGGATCAATTTCAACTTTTTCTCACCGTCTTGTGACTTAGACTTCAAAGATTCTGCAGTTTATTCAATAGCCGCCTTGGAACAAATTGGAAATTCTCACGATAGGTTGTTAGAATTTCTCATCAAAAAGTTTCCTGCAATTTGCTTGCATCTTGAGCCTATCGTAGAGCTGATGGACGAGAAAGGATCTTCTCTTGACAAGCTGTGCTCTGATTATTGTAAGAAGAGAAATTATCTTTCGAATTTCTTAAATCGTCTCTACGATCTTGAAAAAGAAGGTTTGATAGAGATGTTAGAGGTAAGACGAAACTATATCGGTAGCTTGTACATAGAAGGCTATTCGTTGGTCGCTTGGCGACCAACTCGAAGGAATTAAAATGAAGAAAGTTTTAGTTACAGGTGGATCGGGTATGGTTGGGCATGAGATGCGTCATTTGCATCCTGAATTTTCATATCCTGACAGAAGAGAGCTTGATTTAGAATCAGAAGATAGCGTGAAACAGTTTCTAAGCAAGAATCAATTTGACGTTGCGATACATCTTGCAGCTCGAGTCGGTGGAGTGGTAGACAACACAAGACACGTTGCAGACTTTTTTTCGACAAATATGTCCATTAATAGAAATTTTCTTGAGCATTGCCAGAAGGCAGGTGTGAAAAAAGTTGTCTCTGTTCTATCAACATGTGTATACCCTGACGCCCCGTTCGTCAAATACCCGTTGACTGAAGATCAGCTTCATCTTGGCCCACCTCATATTTCCAATTTTGGCTATGCATTCGCAAAGCGAATGTTGGATGTTCAAAGTAGAACTCTTAGATCGCAATACGGCTGCAATTTTGTTACCGTGATACCAAATAACTTGTATGGTGTCAATGATAACTTTGACCTGCAGTCGGGTCACGTAATACCGTCGATGATTCGTAGATTTTATGAAGCTAAGATTTCTGGAGCTGATGAGGTAATTTGCTGGGGATCAGGGCAACCAGAGCGTGAGTTCACTTATTCTCGAGACGCAGCCTCTATTATAGTTTGGGCAGCTGATCATTACGATGATCCCGAGCCTGTTAATATTGGAGACGTTAAGTCTATCACGATCAAACAACTCGCTGAGTCCATCGCTTCTGAAGTTGGATTCACGGGGAAAATAATATGGGACACCAGCAAGCCAGACGGTCAGCTTATGAAGCCATCATCTAATAAGAAGCTTATTGACCATGGCTGGAAGGGGTCTTACACTCCCTTGGAAAGTGGGCTAAGAGAAACCATCGAGTGGTTTAAGTCAACATTCCCCAGCGTCAGGGGCGCGTAATTTTGTGAAGTTTCAACTAGTTTAAACAGAGGTTTGTATGAAAGTTCAAAAAGTAATATTTTCTTGTGATCTCAACCCACAGTACGTAGGATTCTGGAACTCGATTTCTAAACACACACACGAGTTTTTGGGTCTTGAGACTCAATTGATATGTTTAGGAGACCCGTCAGGCCTTGGATTTAGCGACAAACACGGTGAGTTGAAGGTCGTCCCACTAATGTCAGAGTATCCAGGGATACTGCAAGCGCTCTGGGCAAAATTTTGGTTCACATCTCAAGAACCAGAAACTGTTTGGATGGTAGGAGATCTTGATCTTTACCCTCTGCAAAAGAAGCTGTTTCTCAATAATTGCGATCATCTTCCTGATGACTCCTACGCTCATCTAAGTCCAGCTGCTTACGGTGAACTCTGGCACACTTACTCGCCGAAGATACACCCCGGAGTTCCTGGTTACTATCACGTTGCAAAGGGAAAGACTTTTACGGAAATGCTTGAGCTTCATGATACATTTCGCGAAGCTATCGACTTTATGTACAATTCTGGTCGCTTTGGAATAAAAAACCAGGGAGTTGACCAATACGCGGGTGAAACCTCTAGAAGAATCCCACACTGGGGATGGTTCGGAGCTGAAGAGCATTATTGCTCTGAGATCCTTATTAAGAAGAAAGATCGGGTGATTAACGCTGGGGTCGATGGGTGGAAAAGAGTCGACAGATCCAACGGATGCCAATTCGATATGGATGTTTTGAAGTCGGGGGGTTACGTTGACATGCACTCTGTAAGACCATATGAGCCGTACGCAGAGCAGATCGAGGCGTTGCTGCAGATAGTCAGAGATTATGTGCAATAATCTCTAATCAAAAAACACGATTATATTAGAATTTAGCTATGAAAACTGCTCTAATCACGGGTGTAACTGGACAAGATGGTTCGTATTTAGCTGAGCTTCTTTTAGAGAAAGGCTATCATGTGGTAGGCATGAAGCGTAGAACATCGTTGTTAGCGACAGATCGAATTGACCATCTTCTATCGAATCCAAAATTCCAGCTTGTATATGGTTCTATGAATGACGCTGGCGCATTCTATCGTCTGTTCTCGAATCAGAAGTTCGATGAGGTCTACAATCTTGCAGCGCAGTCTCACGTTCGTGTCTCATTTGATGTGCCTGAAGAGACTGTTGACGCTGTAGCGATGGGTCCGCTTCGTTTGCTTGAGTGCATTAGAACAATGCAGCCGAGCTGTCGATTCTATCAGGCATCTTCATCTGAGATGTACGGAGACAATCCGGAGCACCCTCAGAATGAGGAGACCAGACTCATGCCGGCGTCCCCTTACGCATGTGCCAAAGTCTTTGCTCATGGTCTCACTCGCAACTACCGTGAGGGACACGGAATCCATTCCTCCTCTGGTATCCTGTTCAACCACGAGAGTCCACGCCGCGGCGAGACGTTTGTGACTCGTAAGATCACTCTCGCTGCCGCACGAATCAAGCTCGGTCTACAGGACAAGATCACGCTTGGAAACCTTGACGCAAAGAGGGATTGGGGGTACGCCAAGGATTACGTTGAAGCGATGTGGCTCATGCTCCAGCAGGACAGACCTGACGACTACGTTGTCGCCACAGGCGAGACGCACACCGTTAAAGAGTTTTTAGACGAAGTATTCCAGATCGCTGGACTTGACGTTGATAAGCATCTTGTCATTGATGAGAGGCTCAAACGACCGCACGAGGTTCCTTGGTTGGAAGGCGATTGCACAAAAGCTAAGGAAAAACTCGGTTGGAGTCCGACAACCACATTCAAGGGACTCGCAAAGTTGATGTATGAAGCTGATCTTAATCTGGTCAGAAAGTTGAACACAAGATCTTAGGATATGATAATAGACCGTAGGAGTTCAAATGAGCATCGCGGTTATTGGTCAAGGATTTGTTGGTGGAAGTCTCACCACTGTTCTCTCGGAACGTGGTGAGAAAGTTCTAGCTTACGATAAAGGCAGCAAGCGCGTCCCTGGTGGAGAGTACGAATTCCATCACATGGGTGAAGACGGACGTTTTCCAGGCTCTGTCAAAGAATTTGTTAGCGGATGCGAGACAACGTCTGGATTCACTGGTATCTACTTTGTATGCGTTCCTACACCCATGTATGAGGATGGTTCCCCTGACGTTTCTATTGTTGAAGGAGTCCTTCGTGAACTTTCCGAAGTTCCTTACAACTCTGATTTCTCAGATCGAGTTGCTGTCGTAAAGTCAACGGTCCCACCCGGATCGACTGAGCGCTGGAACAAGATGTTCAATGATCGCGGACTTCACGTGATTTTCAATCCAGAGTTCCTAACTGAAGCGAACGCTGTAAATGATATGCGCGACCAGAACAGGATCATCCTTGGTGGGCCTCGCCCATTCATAAATATGGTTCGAAACGTGTTCCAGCGCGCGTTTCCCAAGGTTCCGATCATCAAGACAAGCTCGACCACGGCTGAGATGGTGAAGTACGTCACAAACTGCATGCTTGCCGTGAAGGTGTCATTCGCCAATGAGGTAGCTCAAATTTGTGAAGCGCTTGACGCTGACGGTCTTAACATCGATTATGATAAGGTCGTTGAGTATGCCAAGGTTGACAGACGTCTTGGCGATTCGCACTGGTCCGTTCCAGGTCCTGTGCCCACTCATGATGGTCGATACGTTCGAGGCTTTGGCGGTCACTGCTTCCCGAAGGACATCAACGCTCTTATGAGCGTCGCTCGTAAGTACGACGTGAAACCGAGAGTGATGCAGGCAGCCTGGGAAAAGAACCTTGAGGTCCGCGGTCCTGACGATCGTGATTGGGAGAAGCAGATTGGTCGTGCTGTCAGCAAGAGGAAGCAGTAATGAAAGCGCTCGTAACAGGTGGAGCTGGCTTCATCGGTTCCCACGTTGTTGATGCTCTGATTGCTCGCGGTGATGAGGTCATCTGTGTTGACGATAAGTCAGCACCGCAGAATGACCAGTTCTACTGGAACGATGCTGCAACAAACATAGGCGCTGATATTCGTGATCTTCACGAGAGTGTGTATCACGGTGTTGACGTTGTATTTCATCTTGCTGCACGCTCCAGGATCCAGCCGACGGTTAACAATCCCTCTGAATGCTTCTCAGTCAATGCACTTGGAACCCAGGCAGTTCTGCAGTCCAGCTATCGGGCAGGTGTCAAGAGAGTTGTTTACTCAGGATCATCTTCGTACTACGGAAATAGGAGCGTTCCTCCGTTTAAAGAAGACATGCTTCCTGGATGCGCAACCCCATATTCTCTCTCTAAATGGCAGGGAGAGCAGATTTGTGAACTCTACACAAAGCTTTACGGTCTTTCGACAGTCTCACTTCGTTACTTTAACGTCTATGGTCCTCGAGAGCCTCTTCGCGGTGAGTATGCACCCGTCATGGGTCTCTTTAAGCGCCAGCTTCACGAATCAAAGCCCATGACTGTTGTTGGAGACGGTGAGCAGCGTCGTGATTTCACTTATATTGATGATGTTGTGTCTGCTAATCTTCTTGCAGCTGAGAAGATAGAGGTTCACGGTATCATCAACATTGGAACCGGACAGAATTACTCTATCAATGATCTTACGAGGATGATCGGAGGGCGCGGACGATGCATCGAGCATATCATTGAGAGAGTAGGCGAGACACGAATCACTCTGGCTGACAACACTCGCGCTCGACTTGAGCTTGGGTGGGAGCCCAGGGCGTCCCTAGTCGATATGATCAACAACTACTGATAATGTAAAGTTAGCCTACGGTAAGGTAGAATAGCATCATGTATGACTATCTTATCGTGGGCGCTGGTCTTTTTGGTGGTGTGTTTGCCCATGAGGCGCGGAGAAAAGCTAAATCCGTCCTTGTGATGGACAAACGTCCACACATCGGTGGTAACTGTTACTCTGAGAATAAGAAGGGGATCGAGGTCCACATGTACGGGCCTCACATTTTCCACACTTCGGATGAGAAGATCTGGAAATTCGTAAATCAATTCACTAGCTTCAACAGCTTTGTCTTTCGTCCGAAGGTTAATTTCGGCGGGAGAATGTTCTCGTTTCCGATCAACATGATGACCATGCATCAGCTCTGGGGCGTCAACACGCCGGATGAGGCACGGAAGAAGCTGGACGAAGTTCGAATCCACTGCGATAACCCTCGAAATTTAGAGGAATGGATTCTTTCCCAGGTCGGTCAGGAGATCTACCAGACGTTCATCCACGGTTACACGAAGAAGCAGTGGATGAAGGATCCTAAAGATCTTCCTGCCTCTATTATCAAGAGGCTACCGATCCGATTGACATACGATGACAACTACTTCAACGACACCTACCAGGGAATCCCCCACAGCGGTTACACTGAGATTTTTAAGGGTCTGCTGCAGGGGTGTGATATGGCGCTTGGCGAGGATTTTTTTGCCGATCGTGCTAAGTGGGAAAAGATGGCCAAGCGAATCGTCTTCACTGGCAAGATCGATGAGTATTTCGATTATCAACACGGTGAACTTGAGTACAGGTCTCTACGTTTTGAGCACAACACTAGAGACGGTGACCAGCAGGGGAACGCAGTCGTAAATTACACTGAGTCTGATGTTCCGTGGACAAGAATCACGGAACACAAGCATTTCACACCCGAGAGGCTTGACAAGATCACAAACAGCATCTACACGAAAGAATTTCCGATCGAATGGAATCGTAATGAGACGCCGTACTATCCGATTGGAGACGAGAGAAACGTTGAAATTTACCGAAAGTATCGTGAGATTGCTGACCAGACACCCGGAGTTCTTTTCGGTGGGCGTCTTTCTGAGTACAAGTACTACGATATGCATCAAGTGATCGGATCCGCACTACAGAAGTCCAGGAGAGAATTTGTCTAATAATCTACTTCCGACAGGAAAAGCGCACGTTTCTTACTCCGAGGTTAGGAGCTGGAACGAATGTCCCTACCGCCATTACCTTCAGCAGATCATGAAGATAAATCTTGACAAGCCCAGCGAGCATCTTGACTTTGGGACTGCAGTTCACTCTGCATGTGAGAACTACCTTAGAACGAAAGAGATGAACACCGATCAATGCTTGATGGACATTGTCTCCGCTTGGGATTCTAAGGGATTCCCCGAGGTTGAGAAGTGGGCAACATGGGCGAAGAATGCTCTTGAGGAAGTTCCGGCGTGGATCAACGAAACATTCCCTGGATGGGAGACCGTGTCTGCCGAGGAGGCTCTCTACGAGTCGATCGAGGATCGTGACGCTTACTTCAAGGGATTCGTTGACTGCATCATCAAGGTTCCTCGTGAGAAGGGCGGGTACGATCTCTGGGTTCTGGACTGGAAGACTGCAGGCGCAGGAGGGTGGAGAATCGAGAAGAAGCAGGACCCTCTCACCCTGGCGCAGGTTGCTCTCTACAAGTCCTACCTGATGAACAAGCACAAGGAGCTTTTCGATGGAGCTCGTTACGTCAAGTGTGGTTACGTGCTCTTGAAGAAGGGAGCAAAGCCCGGAAAACGAGTTGAGCTTTTCACCGTGTCTGTTGGTCCTGTAGCGATGCAGAAAGCAAACAAGCTTGTCTCTAACACAATCGCAGGTATGCGAAAGGGCACCAAGATCAAAAATAGACAATCATGCTTGTACTGCCCATATCTCAATACAGAGCACTGCACATAATTTACTTATTTCACTAAAATCATAATTTTTTGAAAGGAGACATTTTCTTGCAGAAGAAGAAGATACTTGTCCTATCTGATCATGCGCTTTCCACGTCAGGGGTCGGGACACAAACAAGACATCTGATCAACGGACTCCTCGCAAAAAATGAGTGGACGTTTAGACAGTTTGGCGCTGCGATGAAGCACGCTGATTACCGAACTGTCATCGTGAACGATGACTTTATCATTAAGCCCATTGACGGTTTTGGGACCAAGGAAATGCTTCGCGTTACTTTGGCTACCGAGAAGCCAGATCTGCTTCTGATATTCACAGATCCTCGTTTCTTCGTTTGGTTATTCGAGATGGAGGACGAAATCCACCAGGTATGCCCGATAGCGTGGTGGCATGTATGGGACAACTGGCCTCGACCTGAATTTAACAAGAACTTTTACGAGTCTACCGATCTCATAAATTGTCACTCGCATCTGACGTATGAGATCTGCAAGAAAGACTTCCCAGACAAGACAAACTTCATTCCACACGCCTTACCGAATGAAATTTTCTATCCTCTGAATGAAGATCAGCGGAAGTTCAGGAAAATTGATCTTCTCGGTCTGGGTCGTAAGGATGATTTCGTTCTGTTCTGGGTCAACAGGAACGCAAGACGAAAGCGTCCCTCCGATGTTGTTGAAGCATGGTCAATTTTCAGGAGGAAGATCGAGGCTGAAGGCAAACGTAACGCTTCTCTGGTCATGCACACCGACCCTCTTGATCCGGAAGGCCCAAACCTCCACGAGGTAACGAGGCTCTTCAACGTCCAGGACAGTGTAATCTTCTCGACTGACAGGATCGATTTTGAGAAGATGAACGTCCTTCATAACATTTCTGATGCGTGCATCAACATTTCATACGCTGAGGGGTTCGGGCTCTCTACCCTTGAGGCGATGCAGTGCGGTCGACCTATCATTGCTGTCAAGACTGGGGGACTTACAAGACAGGTCGTTGATCATCGTGATGGAACTGAGAACGGTGTCGCTTTACCTGTCGAGTTTAAGACTTGCGTAGGCTCTCAGGTGGTTCCATACATCTACGAAGACTACGTCTCCAACCAGACGGTTGCGGGAGCAATCGAGAAGCTCTACAGGATGGATCCGGCTGAACGAGCAGCATTGGGTGAGAAGGCGAGAGCTTACGTCCAGTCTGAATTTTCATACCAGCACGTTATCGATTCATGGCATGACACTCTCAAGTCGACAATTGAGACGTGGAGATCCAAGAACAAAACCTGGAAGAAGGTGACCATATGAAGCGAGTTCTAGTTAGAGGTCCGTTGCTGAGTCAGTCAGGTTACGGTAACCACGCGCGTCAGATATTCAGGTGGATCCTTAAGAAGCACCCAGGGACCGAGATCAGGGTACAAATCCTACCCTGGGGAACCACCAGTTGGTATGTGAATGAGAGCGCAGAGGATGGTCTAATCGGTGAGATCATGCGTCGAACGGGAAGCGTTGACCAGCGATTTGATGTATCTTACCAGATACAGCTCCCTAATGAGTGGGATCCAAATTTAGCCAACTTTAACGTTGGAGTTTCTGCAGTTGTTGAATCTGATCGCTGTAATCCGGCGTGGATCGATGCGTGCAACGCTATGAACCTGATCGTAGTTCCTTCAAAATTCTGCGAAAGCACTCTGCGGAACACGGGACCCGTTAGGACACAGATTGAGGTCATTCCAGAGAGTTTTATACCAGAGATTCTGAGAAGCAATTCTGTCAACATAAATTTTGAAAATGATTTCAACTTCTTGTTGCTAGGAACTCTGACAGGTAACAATCCTCTCAACGATCGAAAGAACATGTTCTTTGCTATCAAGTGGATCTGTGAAGAGTTCGCTAATGATCCGAGCGTCGGGATAGTTGTCAAGACAAACGTGGGTCGTGGAACAAAGCTGGATTGGCAGAATGTTGAATCGATGATCCATCGGGTCGTTTCCGAAGTCAGGAAGGGACCGTTCCCAAGAGTTCATCTGATCCACGGAATCATGTCGAACTCTGAGGTTGCTGCTCTCTATAAGCATCCTAAGATAAGGGCACTGGTTGCACCCACAAGAGGAGAGGGATTTGGCCTGCCTATACTTGAGGCTGCGGCCAGCGGGTTACCTGTGATCGCAACTGGGGCCACCGGACACATGGATTTCATGGGACTGGGAAGGTTTATCAAGCTTGATTTCGATCTTAAGCCCATCCACGAATCTCGCGCTGATGATCAGATATGGATGCGAGGATCGAATTGGGTGGAAGTCCGAGAGAGCGATTTTAAGAAGAAGCTTCGCAAGTTTAGAACGTCCAACGTCGAGCCTGTCCAGTGGGCAAAATCTCTGGCTGAGAAGCTCACAGTGACCCATAGCCCAGATGGAATCGATGATGTGTATGAGGAAAAGATCGGGTTCACGATCAGATGATCTGGTTACTTTCATCGATTATAGCAGTTGAAACGCTAGCCTTGGCTTTCGTGACAATCTTCGCATACAAAAATGCCCTAATAATTCTGAGGATTCAGGACGCGATTGAAGAGTCACTTGATGTTCTTGATAAGCGCTATGAGTCCATCTCTAAGATTTTAAAGATTCCTATTTTTTACGATTCTGTAGAAATTAAGAGAGCTGTCGAGGACATAAGAAAGTCTCGAGAGGCGATCCTGTACGTAGCTAATCAGTTGACATCCATCCAGGATGATGAGGGAACGAGTGGGGAACAAGAGAATAATAAAGAGAAGTAATGGGAGCAACCCGCTCTACTTTGACGCTGATACTCAACGTGCAATTGAGACGTTTCAGTCGTCGCCGGACAAGACGACCCAGCACGCTCTTTACATCAGCAAAATTATGCCTGCTTTTAACAAGCTCGTTGAAAGTCTCATCTTCATTTACGGCTTTGCCAGCCCGAATGAGCCGATAGAGCATCTTAAGAATGATTGCGTAACGTTTCTGTACGAATCACTGCACAAGTTTGACGTGACTCGTGGAACAAAAGCGTTCTCATACTTCAACGTTGTGGCCAGAAATTGGTTGGTAATCTCATCAAAAAATCGACAGAAGAAGATTAAACGTTTCATCTCGATCGAAGATCTAAAGGAAGGCAAGGCGGGAGAGCTTGAGGCTTACAAAAACTCTCTCATCGGTGCCGGACCAGAAGAGCAGATAATCGAGACTGAGAAGAGAGATCTTGTCTTGAACATGCTCAAGAAGATCAAGAGACTTCTGAGTCAGCAGCATGAGCAAGCTTGCATCGATGCTATCATAACAGTTTTTGATCAGATCGATGATCTTGATTTTTTGAACAAGCGTGCAATTTTCGTTTACGTGAAAAATATCTCTAATCTGAATCAGAAGCAGATGGGATCCGCCATGTCAACCATCAGAAAACATTATCGGACAATAACTAAGGGTGGGGGTCCATTCTGATGAGCACAATCGAGAAGATGCTGGAGCGCTTGAAGGATAACGAAAAAAAAGTTGATCAGTTCTCCGATGTGCTCGACTCCATAGAGAACACCTCTGAAAAAAAGAAGATGCTATGGAAAGAAATCTATGAGAATGCGATTGTTGATCGAACCAACGCACACATACTTTTCACCAATCTGTACTCCCAAATGGGCGCATCAGCTGCTGATCATGCGACACTGGGTGTAACTCTTACGAAGTATCTGGAGAGAATGTCAAAGAGCAATGAGCAGCTTCTAGCTCTTTCGAAGCAGATCGCAGAGTCAGAAACTTCGAATGATAGCATCTCAGAAGATGAGATATTCAACAGGATACAGAAGTAAGATGTCGCAGGTATTTCGAAAAGGGCTTGTCATTGATGTTCTCTGCAATTTGATCGATGTCGATCGAAACGAGGAGATTGCAGAGTACCAGAAGCTTATTACATCGAAATATTTGAAATCTTTTCCAAGAAACACTGCGATCGTGAAAGATCTGACGCGTGGATCATCGAAAAGAGACGATAAGAAGCTTGTTTGCCTGCCTTTCTTATCGTCCCATCTGGCGATGCCCTTAAAGCCGGGAGAGGTAGTATGGTTCATCTACGAAGATCCAGATGATCCAGGCGAAATTGCTTATTGGATCTCTCGCCTGAGCGCTCCCGCTCACATCGAGGATGTCAATTTTGCTTTTTACTCACGAGCGTTTAAGCAGAATCCGAACGAGTCCCAACCCACGTCCAGCGAAACATTTGACGGAGCGGCTGCGGACGAGGGTGAGACGCAGACTTTCTCATACGTCAGCCCTACTGGTAACCCAGGTGAGATGGTAGAACTCATCAATCTTTCGAAGAGAGTTCATAGATTTGAACCTGTTCCAAGATACAGCAAGAGACCGGGTGACCTGGTACTTCAGGGATCAAATAATACTCTCATCATGCTCGGGGAGGAAAGAGGACAGACTGCAGAGAGCTCCGATGATATCAAATTCACCTCCAACGTCGCTGGAATCCCTGTTGAAAGTGGGGCTATCGATATTGTTGTTGGTAGAGGAAAGGTAAGCGCAACGGCAGGTGAAACGATCGTTAATGAGTTGGGAATCACCGAGATCAACAAGCGTAAGAACATCGAGACTGAGGGCGATGCTCACTTTTTCTCCGATGCGGCAAGAGTCTATCTAACCTCGAACTCATCGGATCGCTCTGCTGCTTACCACCCTGACGAGATGCTAAACATCGCTCTGCCTTCGAACAACGGATTTTCAAACCTTTCCTACGGATCAGGTTCTTTTGCGATCGTTAAAGCTGACAATCTGAGAATCGTAGGACGAGATTCTGGAACGATCAGGATCGTTAAAGAGCCCACAGGATCGACAACCAATGGCTCTGCTATCGTGATGCACAGCGATGGAAATCTCCAGCTAGCTGCGAAAAAAGTGAGCTTATCATCGTACCGCGCAGGCAGAGGGACCCAACCTTACGTTAGGTACAAAGAGCTGACGAGCTTGCTTAATTCGATCTTAACTGATATCACAACTTTCTGCGCGACCCTTGCAACTCACGTCACGCCGGGATTCGGGGCTCCATCTCCCCAGATCACAGCTGCTGCAATCACCCTACAGACATCAATCACATCGAAGAGCGTGCTTTTGCAGAGCGGTCTGGTACAAGTCGATGGAACGCCCCAAAATCTTGGGTCAGTCATAATTTACGGAGAGTGAATGCCAGTTACAGCAGTTCCAAATCTTCCAGCTTTACAAGCAAGTATCAAAAAAGCATTCGACAATGCTATTACTGCCGCCGGCGGGACACCAGGGCCAGATACATCGGCTATCAACACAGCATTAGCAAAAGAGATCTCGAAAGCTATCAACTCATTCGTTGAAGCTGCTCTTGTGACTGTCACTGTATCAACGAGTGTATCTGCGATCTCCGCCGATGGCTCACCGGTTACAGGAACAGGAACAGGAACAGGCGTCAGTTAAAGCCAGGAAACTTTCGGTTCGCATTATTTATTGACCGAGGGAACTAGCGTTGGCCCAATCAAAGTCATACAGCTTCAACAGCGTCGGTCAAAAAAAGACGACATACGACGCTAATCAAAGCATCCGCGTTACTGAACCTCCGATTGGGATAAAGACTCCTGTCGAGATCGGCAGCGGTGATGATGGCATCTTCAAGATGAACAGGAAGCTGTCTGATCAGATCAAAGACAATTTTATCAATCTCATACTGACAAACAACAACGAGCGACTAGGATTTCACGATTTTGGAGCGAATATCCGACCGCTGCTTTTCGAGCTGGGAACTGAGGACGGTGATCAGGAGGCGATGAGACGGATTCAATCCGCTGTTGCAAAGTACATGCCGTTTGTTCAACTTGAGAACTTTCTGACACAGCCTCAGACTTCTGAATCAGCAGCGACAGCAAAGATCAGGATGGTAGTAACTTATTCTGTTCCAAGAGCAAACTTGACAGATCAGTCGATCGGAATAACACTTAACTTCTCCGGGTAAGAAATGGCAGGAAATCAACAGTTAAAGACATCCAGAAACAGATCTTACGTAGCGAAAGATTTCGACAGCTTCAGGGCTGATCTACTTCGCTACGCGAGGACATACTTCGGAGATAAAATACAGGACTTTTCCGAGCCGAGCCTCGGAGGTCTTTTGCTTGATATGGCCGCATCGGTGTCCGACTCGATGTCGTTCTACCTTGATCATCAGTTCAGGGAAATGTCATGGTCAACAGCGGTTGAGAGCTCAAATCTTATCAGGATGATCAGGGAATCAGGCCTCAAACCGAAGGGGGCATCACCGTCCGTTGTGACAGTGTCAATTTTCATAGAGGTTCCTGCGAAGCTGGTCGGAGGAGAGTATGTCCCTGACGATGATACGCTACCTGTCATAAAGCAGAACACGCAGCTCTCATCAAATGCTGGGGTTATTTTTACACTCTCTGAGAATTTAGATTTTTCAGCAAAAGATAAGAATCAGGAGCTGCTTGCTGAGTATGTCACCGGCGAGAAAGATAACGCTGGCAACCCGGTCACTTTTGTTCTAAAGCGTGACGCAAGTTGCGTATCAGGTCAAATCACGACGGACTCATTCAATATCTCAAGTGATCCGCTTCCATTCTTCACGTTATCACTAACGAACACGGACGTCAGCGAGATACTTGAGGTCACGGACGACGATAACAACCAGTACTATGAGGTTCAGACGCTAAGTCAGGACACGGTCTTCAGGACATTCCCGAACTTTTCATCCGATTCCGAGGAAGTTCCAAGATCGATAGAGGTTATACCCGCACCGCGCAGATTCATAAGCTATCTGGATCCGACAACAAGGATAACAACGATACAGTTCGGCGGGGGAAACGCTCTCACAACGCAGGATGATTCCATTCCCGATCCGGAAGTTCTCGCGCTTCCGTTGTACGGAACCACCGTCTTCAGCAGATTCGCCCTTGATCCGAACGCTCTGCTGCAAACAAAGACCTTGGGCGTGAAGCCCAGCAACACGAAGCTCTCGATAACATACAGGTACGGCGGTGGAGCATCGCACAATGTCGCATCCAGAACCGTACGAGGCGTTTCATCGCTGCTGATTGAATTTCCGGATGAATGCCCAGCTGCTACGGCTTCATCTGTAAGAGCGTCAATCAGCGTGAGAAATGATGCGGTAGCTTCCGGAGGCTCAGCCGCTCCTACCATAGAAGATCTTAGAGCTCTAATACCAGCAGCCAGAAGTCAGCAGGATCGAGTTGTCACCAAGGAAGATCTGATATCCAGAGTGTATACGCTTCCTACCAAGCTAGGTCGAGTTTTCCGTGCATCCGCGCAACCCAACCCTGGAAATCCTCTCGCTTGTAAGCTTTATATCTGCTCGAAGGACAAGAACGGATTCGTGACAACATCGAGCGATACACTCAAAAACAATCTGAGAGTTTACCTGAATGAGTTCAGGTTGATCAGCGACGCTGTTGAGGTCCTTGATGCTTCTCCGATCAACATCAGAGTTCGATTTAGCATTTTTATAAATCCAAATCTAAATAAATCAACAACTCTCCAGGCAGTGATATCGAAGATAAGCGACGTTCTGAACATCTCAAAGATCCAGATCGACCAACCGATCCTAATCTCTGACTTGCAGAATGCAGTGATCAACACAGCGGGTGTTCTCTCTCTGGTTTCATTACAGATTGAGAACGTTAGCGGGACAGTTCAGGATCGCTCCTACTCGAGCACTACTCACAACGTCAAACGCTACACGAAAAATGGAGTTGTTTACGGTCCCGCTGGAAGCATCTTCGAGCTTCGTTATCCACAGTACGACATCATCGGGACGGCAGTCTAATGTATCTTATATCAACAGCATCAGCTGACACGTACATCACCAATAAAATCGTTGATGGCTTAAGAACCGAGGACTCAAACGTAGGAAGAGCTGGGACGCTGGACCTGTTTAAGCTGTACAATGAAACGTTATCAGGGTCAACCGGATTTCACACCGAGCTTTCAAGGATCCTGATCAAATTCGATTCTGCCAGGGTTCGCGCACTGTCAAGCGGAACTCTTGATGTTAACGCAAGCAGCTTCAAGGCGAAGCTGCACCTGCGACCTGTCCAGACTAACCTACCAGTCCCTCGGGACTTCACCGTATCCGTCTTTCCACTCGCCAAAAGCTTCAAGGAGGGTGATGGAAGGGACGTGTCTGGCTTCACGGACATAGATGCTGCTAGCTACATAAGCTCATCTTACGGGGTCCCATGGGCAATCTCAGGAGCTTACGCGTCGGGTGCTGTTGGCAATGCAGGGGTCGATTACTACGCATCAGGAAATCTTCTCGATGGTATGGGGTTGAGAAGCCTGGAGTCGAAGCAAACATTTCTGGATGGAACTGAGGATCTATTTGTCGATGTTACCGATATCGTATCGGCTACAATCGCTAACATCATCCCTGATCATGGGTTCTTGATCGCTTTTACATCGAGCCAAGAGACTGATTCGACGACTCGCTTTGTCAAGAGGTTTGCATCACGCCATGTCACCCAGGAGGCTCTTCGTCCCAAGCTTGAGATCAGCTTCAACGATGCAATCTTTGATGCTCATGCTGGATCTTACTTTGACGTATCCGGCTCGCTTTACTTACGTAACTTCGCTGGGACATCACTTAGAAATTTACTCTCATCTTCCATCGAGATCACCGGATCGAATTGCCTACGAGTGGTGCTTTCGACAGGTTCATACTCAAAGTCTCTATCTGCGTCACAAGAGAGCGTAGGATCGTTTCTGAAAACAGGAGTATACTCAGCTGATTTTTACATATCGGCCCAGGACAGTGGAGTTGTCAGCGGAACTTTGAAACTTTCTGACCATATAGCATCATCTGGGTCGATCACATTTTCTGAGAAGTGGCAATCCAACGACGGCAGCGTAACTTTTCTTTCAACTTTTCTCACCTGCTCGATTCCTGCAAGATCAGCATTCAATGCCGTTCCCAATCGTTTGAACGTTAGAAGCACGAACGTTTTGTCCACATACACCCGGCCGTCGTCCAGCAGAATTAGAGTTTTTTCATACGATCAAGATTATGATCCAGCCGCTAGCAGGGTCTCCAGACCAACTCGAAGCTCGTTACCAGAGGCTTATTACAGAATCAAAGATCTAGAGGGACAGATTTACATTCCATTCGAACGAGAAAATGGCGGGACAAGACTCTCAACTGACGCAAATGGTCTGTTCTTTGATCTATTCACTGATGGTCTGCCGTCTGGGAAGATCATGACGATAGACTATCTTATAGTCGATCAACAAACAGAATACATCGTAGAAGATAAGAACGTAAGATTCTCAGTGGGAGAGTAGGTGTCCAACAAACTATACAAAGGAAACTTCGCCCAGAATCGCCTCCTGAAAGAGCTCCAGGGTGACAGCGTCAAGTTGAGAAATGTAGTCGGCAATGACGCTAAAAATTTCATAGATGAAGATCAGCTATCATTTCGCCTTGATCCGCCTGGAACAGGTCTGAAATCGACCCAGCAGCTGATGCTGGATTGGTCAAACTTTGAGAATCACACGTTCTTTAACTCAGCCCAAGCAAAAACAAACGTAGCTTTTGAGTCCGTTTTCAATCAATTTCCGTTTGACGGTGACGTAAAAAGCATCAACTCATTTCTGGATTCATTAACTGGTTTCGAAAAGTACGTCTTTGACTCTATTCCGAAGAGCACAGGATATCTCAATTTTGATTCTTCCAATCACATTAACGTAATTGACAGCGCAGGTGTTCTGTTCCCAGAGATGTCAAAGGATCGAACGGGATCTCCTAAGATAGACCCAGGCAATGCATCTATGACAGTGGAGATGCAGCTGTTTGTTCCGTCCGGAAGTAACAGTAACCAAGTGATAATGCAGAAGATAAACGGAACTAATAACGGGTTCACGCTCGCACTCTCTCAAAGCTCTGCAGGTGATAAGTGCAACTTAGATTTTTATATCTCATCAGGATCGACGTTCATGACGTCATCACTGCAAGTTACAAAAGGAAAGTTTTCATCAATAGCTGCACAGTTCAACAGAGCATCTGGGGTTGATCGTCTCTATCTTTTTCGAGATGGTTCACTGATCTCATCCTCAAGCAAGTCAGCGTATATTGGCACGATCGATTTTAAGGTCAGCCCACTTTTAATCGGCTCGGGAACGAATCACGTCCTGGGATCATCTTACACATTCACGCCAGCTGCTAGATTGTCTGGGTCCATCGATGACCTAAGGATCTTTCATCTCACGAGAACAGCGCAGCAGATCAGCTCCAGCATGTATTCCACGGTTTACCCTGCTGATGGATTGAAGCTCCTGTTTCGTTTTAATGAGCCCACAGGATCGTATACGAACAATTCAATTGTGATCGATCACTCTGGGAATGGTCTTCACGCTACAATCTCAAACTTCTCAAGCAATCAGAGAATCCCGCATGCATCCAATCCTCTGATTTTTGAGAAAAAAGCTTTCTCACCGATTCTATTCCCTGATCATCCGAGCATCGTGACCCTGAACGAGAGCTTACTTCTCTCCGCGTCCCAGTATGATCAGAACAACCCGAACCTGATTACGAAGCTGATACCACAGCACTACCTGACTCGTGAGCAGGAGTTTTACGTTCTTGACTCAATCGAGGGCGGCGTCGGCGATTCGATAGATGAAGGAAATTCCCTACCTCGCGAGACAAGACTCGGGTCGATACAGCTCATCAGCTCGCTGCTTTACGTGTGGGCGAAGCAATTTGATGAGACGAAGTGCTTCCTAGACCACGTGTCTAGGTTAAGATCGACAGACTACAATGACGTTGGCACGGTTTCCGACCAGATGTTGCCCTATCTCGCCGACTATTACGGAGTCAACCTGCCCAATATGTTCAAGGGCGTGAGTCTACCAAGATATATTTTAGGTGAATCAGAGACTGCAAACACAGCTGAATTACAGCTTTCATTCCAAACAATACAAAATACTATCTGGCGCCGAATTCTGAATGAGTTTCCATCTGTTATGAAATCTCGTGGAACTCTCCACGCCATAAAGAGTCTGATTCGTGCTGCTGGCATAGAGACGGACAGCATCATGAAGTTTCGAGAATACGGCGGCCCAAAATCAGGGTACATCACAACCGAGAGATCACAACGATCTATTACGCAAGGGTTTCTCAATTTTAGCGGTTCCCTGTTCAACGGGACAGTGAACTATGATCCAGTAACAGGTGTCCCCAACAATCTACCTTTCGTCTCAAGCTCATACCTAAGCGCTTCACGGGTTGAACCTGGGGCTCCGACGGTTTCAAATACCGTATCGGACGGTCTCTTCACCTCCGGGTCATGGTCATATGAAGCTATCTACAAGTTCGAACCTAACACGAACCACACTTCTGTTCAAAGTTTAGCGCGCTTGCACGTGACTGGAACAAGCTCGCCGAGTAATACACATGGGCTGATGACAAACTTGGTCCTTACCGCTGGATCATCTACATCCTCGCTTGATCTCTACGTAGGAAGTGATGTTTCATCGTCAGGGCGTTATCTCAAGCTATCGTTAGGTGATAACAACATTTTTGACGGTTCCAGCTGGCACATATCATTCGGTCGAAAAATGACTGAAAACGTGCCAAGCTCTTCGTACTTTGTTTGGGCGGCTCGGGCGAACAACGACGTCTCCAACTACTCGATAACGTCTGCTTCATACTTTGATGAAGGGACAGCGATGGATACCGTCTCAGCTTACAACAAGTCAGGAAGCTTCCTGTGTATAGGGCCTCAATCAATATTTGAGGGTGGAAATAAGCTTCTAAATAACATGAGCATACCAGACTCTGCTCGTGAGACGATGTTCAGCGGGAAAGTTTCTAAAATTAGATTCTGGACCAAATCGTTGACAGAGGCTGAGCTGCTTGAGCATGCTAGGAACGTTGAATCGTTGGGAGTTGAAAGTCCCAAGCTGAACTACAATTTCGTAACCCAAATTTCAGGATCATGGGAGCGGCTGAGGGTAGATGCTTCATGCGTGCAGGAGATCACATCATCCGCAGCATCTGGTGGAATTAGAATCTTTGATTACTCACAGAACAATTTTCATCTAACTGGATCAGGTTTTGGAAATGGGGAGCAGGTAATCGAAAATGAACGTGTCAAATCTTCAGCGATTTCCATGCAGTTTGATGAAGCTCAGACAAGCAACAAGATCAGGGTCAGAAGCTACCTTGATTATGACACTGCTAGAAGGGAGGGTGAGTCTGTCGCGCCGATCTCAGACGTCCTGAAGTCAGAAATTCCAGTTGACGATTCAAGATTCTCGATTGAGGTATCTGCCACCCAGGTGTTGGATGAGGATATCGCGAAGATCTTCGCAACGCTGGATGAGATGGATGACGCGATCGGCGGTGCCGAGCTTCAATTTTCTCCAGACTACCCTAACCTCGAGAACCTACGCGATGTTTACTTCAATCGTCTGACTGAGAAGATAAAGATCAAGCAGCTTTACGAATTTTTCAAATGGTTCGATACCTCGATGGGATCCCTAATCGAAAAGTTTATCCCGAGCAATACTAGATTTCTTGGATCAAACTACGTGGTGAAGCCGCATGCCCTTGAAAGAGCAAAATTCAGCTACCTTCAGAGCGGAATTTACATAGGCGAAAATGATAGGAGAGGCCTGAAGGGAACGATCAGGTTAGGTCAGGTAACGGCAACCCTCAGGAGATTTTAATGGCATCCCAAGCAGTGACTATCGGTTCGGATTCCATTTCCGGAAGTCTCCAGGGTGTGGAACTGAGAACTTTCTCTCAGGTGTACCAGGGGATGATGCCGAAGATTAGACCCTTGAACTCTCCGATCTTGATTGTTGCCGGGAAAAGAATCGACAACCTAAAGCTCTTTGACGAGAATCTGTCAACGGACGTAGGCACCAAAAAAATTGAAGAGTTTCCAAACTTTGAACGTGAGGAGCTTTCTTTCGGTATGCCGAAAGAGTTCAAAGATGAGACCATCTTCGAGGATATGGTGAGGTTCGATCCTGTCGCCTTCATACAAGACGAAGGCTCAACGCTCATATACCCGCAGGTTCTTTGGAACCTCTCGGCGAAAGACATCGACAGCTACGACGGTGTGATTGAGCCTCTAACGATAAGATCGAGAGCATCCCGTAACTCGATTAATCTTTCGGATGAGCCCCACGACATCAGGGGTGCTCTCTCAAATGCAGGTGAGGACGTCAGGGGACGAGGAAACTTAATCGTTGATTTTGTCGTTCCGGTTGACAGGTCGGTTGAAGCTTACCTTGACGAGTGCTTTGAGCAGGATACGCTGGGGCTGCCACAACCCGGTTTCTTTTCCGAACCATCGGACACGGCCCCACCTTTTGCAGATGGAACAGATTGGGAGGACGCTGCCAGCCTATTAACTGGTGAGATCAAAAGCGTAATAATTCTAAGCCGCGAGTCGACGGAAAGTCTCTTTCCAAGAGGTAGTGTGTCAGCCCGTAGTGGGCAGTTTGTTAATCTTCAAGATTCTCCAGGAACAGATTCGATTGTGTACGCAGGGATGAAGAGATAAGATGCCAAGAATAAGAGGCCAGATAACAGGTTCAGGCTTTATTTCACGATCGCCGCGCCTGCTGCTTCGTGAGCTGGACGATAATCCCGGCGCGTATCCTACTATTCTTAGAGATGGTGACCCAACACGAACTGGCGCACTTGCTACAAGCTTTGATGACAGCTCAACGATAGTTTTTTCCGAAAACGGGAATCCTGTCTTTCCTTCGATGCTTCCTAGCGGAAGCAGCTTTAGCCCTCAGGCAGTTGATGTTATTGGTCAAGAATCTGATATTTCCGTGTCAGCCCCGATCAGATCATTTCAGCATCCAACATATCTGCACTACTCTCCGACTGAGGCTGTTGGTCCATTTAACGAGAATCGTGTGATGCCCGCAACAGATTTCTTCCTGAGCGGAACTGATCCTGATACTCTTCCTGGATTCACGTCACCAACAAGATCGAAAATTGCAATTGAGATTGACATAACACCGAAAAGTAATACGAGGATGATGAGAAATGTTAACAGAAGAACTGTCGCCGAAGGAGGATCATCGATAGGCGATCAGACCGGATTCCTATACTACAACTTCGATAGAAGCGAGTGGGAGCAGATCGGTCTGAGAGACCCTGCAACTGGGGGTTCGATATATTACGATTACGCGATAGACAACGGGAGCATAAGCGGATCATTTCCTATGCAATTTACGACAACTCCAGGACTCCCTGGGCGTAGTCCACAGGAGAGGGCAAACAACGGCTACGGCAAAATAGGAACACCAACAGCTGGACTTAGAGCACCCTCAAGGACGATTTATCATGCGACAGCATCCCAACGTCTTAGAATGTCGAATTACATCTCAGCTCCTTTTCTTCTTGAAAAAGTTCAAGTAATCTTCACGGAAGTTAGAGCACAACGTTCGCAGGGAGACGCCCCGGCGGCGCTCGCAGTCGCGCGGGGGGGAGCAAATCGTGATATAGACAATTACGTATTTTTTGCCTATCACCAGAGACACCTCGGATCAGAAAGTGACAGCTTAACCGGAGTGTCAGGATCCAGAAGGGATTTAATCTTCTCGGGATCGATGTCATTTTGGAATTCAGCGTCATTCTACGGAAGCTCAGCGAGTGAAGCGATCCTGACACACTCACCGGCTTTCGATCATAATTTTGGGTTATCATACTCAACGGGACTCCAGATAGGTCGATTCACAGGATCGATAGGTCTTGAAATTCTTCCAGCCGCGGCTGGAAGGCAGAGAAGCGGGGTGAGCCTGGTCCCGTCTTCAACAATGATTGGTGCTCTTGATCAATGGCTTGGAACTTTTTGGCCAGGAGGCACAAGCTTTAACAATTTTGAACCTGACGTTTCAAACGTTAGTTTTTTTGGAAATTTTTCTGATTTCTTCGGATGGTCTGCAAGCCCGAGCATCGATAGATTTACGCCAAATTTGAACGCAAGATCATTTCGTTCGATAGGGGGGGAGGCAGCGCCATCGCTTGCATCGGGGTCGTTGCAGGGAGTGATTTCTAGCACAGAACAGTCCTCCGTCTCTCCGTACCTTCTGCTTCCTAGCGATGAGATCATTTTTGGATTTGATGTGGGCGTTGGTCCATTCCAATTTTCAGATTCTTTCTCATCAATAACTGGATCACATTTTGAGATAGCCTCCAAACCGTGCAAGGTAGTTTTTCACGGATCACTTGTCAAAAACAACTCAGAGTTCCTGTCTTCCTTGAACCAGGATCTTTCGTCAAACTCTGTCCATGAGATAGTTGGCGCAGAGCCTGTCCTCGATCAGTTTCAGATCGAGCCGATCTCATCCTACTACGGCTCTTACCTTGACGAGATTGTGACGGGTAGCATGGCAACTCTGAACTCAGACGGGACTACATTCACAATTTACGATCAGGACAACTCGCGCAGGGTGATCGGAAGGAAATCAACATGAGATTTGTAAAATTTGTAGATTTCAACGAAAGGACGTTCGACAGCTGCTTACCCGAGATTGGATCGATGCTTGATGTCGACTCCGTCCCATCACCTTACACGTTTATCGGTGACAATGTCCCAGCGTTTATCGAACCGAACGATGATTACTGGATAACAGAGGAATCCTTATCCACCAGCGTGATCACCCAGTTTCCGTTCAAGGACAATCCGGCCAGAAGAACAACACTGCCCATCGGGATCTTAAGCGCGTCAAGTGATGGTGACGGCCCGGGATTCAATCTAGCCTCCAGCCCAATCGGGATCACGGGCGTCGATCTTGAGCCCTTGACTGATATTTTCAAGGTTAGAAACACAACATTCTCTCCTGCTCCTTACAACGCGCTCTACAATATCACCGCTCCGCCGTATTACATGATCGGAAGTCGCGAGCCGATCGACTTGACCAGCAACCTCGTATCCTACTACCGTCCTGGGTTCTTGACCGTTAGTCCGACAATTACAGCTCTTTCAAACCTCGTTTCGAACCCAGGATCGAGCACCGATCTTATCGGATTGACAGGAACAGCATCCGGCGGTCCTGCCCGCGTTCAAGGAAGTCCAGTATTCCCGGCTGTGGGGTTCACCGGTAGGGGATTCACAGCCCGCTTTAGTGTAACCGCCTCCGCTGCCAATGTCAAGCTTCTTGTCGCGAATGGAGACGCTGACGATCATAAGATGTCATCAGGGGGTGTTGATGTCCCATTCTCGATATCGGTGACATTCAATCTGAGTGAGGTTTCAACCGCTGATCAGTTCCTCATCTGCAGACGACGCGGTTGGGCAGCTGGCACGGCTGCAACTCGAAATTTCGAGTACAGCATTCACGTCGACAGCGCCGGCGCAGTTCATTTTAGAAAGGGCAGAAGTTCCCCTGACGTAAGTAATTTTCTAAAAGCGTCAACACCATCAAGCGTGATATC